GTGGCCCTCAGTGATACCAAACTTCGCAGCATCAATGCTAAGCCCTACAATGGCGCACCTGAAGTTACAGATGGTGACGGCCTGAGTGTACGCATAACCCCGACAGGAACGATTACGTTTCAACATCGCTACCGTTGGAACGGTAAGCCAGTGCGCCTTACAATAGGGCGCTATCCGGCAATGTCTCTGAAAGATGCACGTGTCATCGTGGGTGAGATGCGCGAATTGTACCTCAAGGGACTAAACCCTAAAAATTATTTTGCTAAAGAAGATGGTGAGCTAACACTCAAAGAATGTCTGGATCAGTGGTGGAGCAAGTATGTTGAAACGCTGAAACCAAATACACAAACGTTGTACAAGTCTGTTGTGTACAACACCATGTACACAGAATTTCCAGATGCACCGGTAGTCAACATTCCTGTTTCAGCCTGGGTAAGGTTCTTCGACAAGCAGGAAAAGAAAAACAGCAAAAAGGCAAGGGTGCTGCTTCTCCAGCTCAGATCAGTTATGAACTGGTGTATAAGCCGACAGTTAATCGCTTCATGCGAAGTATTGAAGCTCAGCGTTAAGAACATAGGAAAGAAACCTGATGTTGGTAGCCGGGTTCTCACTTATACCGAGTTGGCAAAAATATGGTTAGCGCTGGAAAACAACAAAATCGTTTCCTCTAACAAGGTACTTCATCAGCTTCTGTTGCTTTGGGGGGCAAGGTTGTCAGAACTTCGCCTGGCTACCGCCAGCGAGTTCAATATGGATGATTTGATTTGGACAACGCCAGCAGAGCATTCCAAGATGGGAAACGTGATTCGTCGGCCCGTGTTTGACCAGGTAAAGCCTTATGTTGATAGGCTCCTAAATGCAGGAAATGATGTACTGTTTCCTGGTCAGGAGTTGGATAAACCTATAGATCGTTCGTCAGCGAATCTCTACATGAAAAAGTTGAGGGATAAAATTGATGTACCGGAATGGCGAACGCATGACTTCAGGCGCTCTCTGGTAACAAATTTGTCAGGGGAGGGGATTATGCCCCATGTCACCGAAAAGATGCTTGGGCATGAACTAGGAGGTGTGATGGCGGTGTATAACAAACACGATTGGCTGGTGGAACAGAAAGAGGCATATGAACTGTATGCTGATAAAATCATGTGGTATGCAATAAAAATGAGTTAAAAATGATTTTTAAGGGAAGGAGTGAAATATGGCAGTTAATTTAATAACTTGGATAGTAAGTGCTATTACTTCGGCAGGATTTTTAGCCGGAGTTGCTTATCTAATGAGAGATATACTAGCTCGATTGCTTACAAAATCGATTGAACATAAATTTGAGAAAAAAATTGAAGAATTTAGAGCTGAAATTAGATCAGAAGAGAAAGAGTTAGAGCAAATACGAGCATTTATTGTTTCAGCTAGAAGAGAACGAGATGGTGGGCTACAATCAAAAAGATTTGAGGCCGCTGAGATGTTATTAGCTAACCGTAAATTTTTACTAGAGTTTTCTGGCCTTGTAGATATCGTTAAGATGATCAAATTTGATGAGCTACTAAAACAATACGATAAAAACAAAGTCAAGGATTTAATAGATACATTGTTAAAACCTTATAACATTGATAAAAAACTAGAAGAATACAAGAAATATGATTCCAGCATACCAAAATTATACTTAAACGAGAGGGTTATAGCTTTTTTTGAAGTTTACAAACAGATTGTTATGTATGCAGTGACTACTATGACGTTGATTAGCGTTGGCGCATACCAGAATTCGGATGATCTAAAATCAGAAAATCTGGTGAAGGCAGTTCAGGCATTAGTGCCATTATCTAAGGAAGGGTTTGATAAACATGGCGATATGTATGCTCTTCACTGGTTTAATTATTTTTACGATGGAATATTGAGCGAGCTACGCAATGATTTGTTTGGTTCAGATACTATGGATAAAGATACTGAATTAGCAGTGCGCCTACTAGTTGATGCCAATAACGCACAAGTGAAAGTACGCACTGCTTTTAATAAATATGGTCTTTCTGAACAATTGTTAAAACAATAAAATGCATCAGAGTTTTTGATTAAATGTTAAAGAGTGCGATTAACTCCACCCTCTTCAATCCAACGCACTACAGCCTTACGGCTATAGCGCGTCGGATAGGTCAATACAGGTTGTGGGAATCCATAATCTTTTCGTAATCTCCAAACGGCTGTTTTTTTCTTTCCTAGCAGGGTAAATACTTCCTGCTCTTCCATAAAATCGGTAGTAGTCATGAGCACCTCACCAATAATTACCGTTATAAATACATGTTCCACATCCGCCGCGAGCGCCTTCAGTACAGGTATCGCAGCGCTCTACTTTTTTCGTTCTGTCTCTGGCTGATGATCAGATTTAATGTGCGAACGCGGCTCACCTTCTTTCGGCTCTGGCCACTGGCGGGATTTATTTATTGCCAGTTTCTCAACCATTGCCTTGGTAATGAATTCATCAGAAATGCCCATGCGCCTCTGAGCATCCCACAGCAGAAACTGCATATCCGCCCATTCATGCGAATCTGACGGGTCGGCTGCGGCCTCTAGAGCTTCTTTGGAAAGGTGCTTCAGCGGACCAACTGGACCGACATCGCCGAAAGTAGCCTGTGACCATGCTGCATGTTCACGGCGTACTTGTTCACGGGCTATCGACTCCAGAACCCCATCAATCACCTTCACAGCATCAGCCATTGCGTAGCCGAGATTACCGCCGTCGCTTTGTTCGGATGCTTTGCTGAGTATTTCGCTTATCTGGTGCAGGTGATCGAGTGATACAGGACCGTGCGCCGGGTGGTTAGTTGTCATGGGTTAGTCATTCCAGTAAGTAAGTTCTTCCGCCAAGCGGTCATCTGCCTCGGCTTGGTTAGGGATATCATCATCGGTTTCTATGCTGGCTCCGGCAAAATCACGAGCGCAGGCTTTGCGGTGTTTACGATTGCCCATGCCCCATTCTGGATTTTTAAGCTCTTTGTTCCATGCCCGCAGCATGAGTTTCATTGGTGACTTTGCCATCTCACTCCCCCTTCGCGTCAATGCCAGCGGCGGCAAGCGCATCACGAAATGCACCAACAACTTCACAGGTATTAAACATGTCATCGTTGATGCTGCCGTCAGAGTTACGGTAATCGGCTGGTAATTTAACGGTCACCTTACGCGCCTCCAGTTCTGCTATGCGCTTCTCTGCGGATTCCAGCGCGAGAACCAACTCATCCACCGTTCCGGCAGCTTGCAGTGCGTAATCCGTGATAACCAGTTCATGATCAATTTCAGTGCCGTTCTCATTTGTTGAGGTGATAGCAAAATAATCAGAGTCGATTTCGTTATCGGCTAAGTGGCGTAGCGTATCGGCAACAAGTTGACCGTTTTTGATTAGCAGCGCCTGTTTGTTGAGTGCTGTCATTGGGGTGCTCCTTCTGCTTTCTTCTCGTCAACGCTCCAGGCTGTAGCCAGTGCGCTCGTCACCTGCATAAACGAATGCTTAACCTTCACCAAGAAGGTTTCCCCAGTGGACGACACCGTTTCGATGGTAGTAAGCTCGCCGCCGCTTTCGAAGTCAGGGTAAAACTGCGTCACCAGGTTGCTTTCTACAATCACGGAACCGTCCGGCGTGTGCATTTTCAGTTTCATGACTGCACTCCTTTGCGAAGCTGGGCTGCGAACTTGTTAACAACTTCAATCAGTGATTCTTCTGCCTCAGAAAGACAGTCAATAATCCCGCGCTTATCACCGTCGAAGTCATTAAGATCGATTCGAATGCGAGCTACCTTTTGAATGGCAGCCATTACATCAGCAGGAATAGCACTTGCCCGCACTTCAGCCAGAAAATCGTTGGTAGCTGGGGTTTGGACATCGCACATGAACTCAAGCGCATCGTTTCCATCAAGGTTGCAGAATTCCCACGCGGAAGAATAGAACTCGATGCCAGGCCAGGTTGCGAGCTTATTCATTTTGTCATTCAGCGCTACATTCTCCGCAGCCAGCTCCCTGCACTTGCTCTCGGCGTTAGCGAGCTGTACTGCCATGTTGGTGTTTTGTGATTGCAGTTCTTCGTACTTACAACGGGTTTCGCGAATTTCTAAAACAGCAACCTGAACTGCATAGGCAAATATGGACACAGAACGTTCACCCATCTTTTCACTGTCAGACTGCATGCGCATGGCAACAGCCATCAGTTCATCCAGCTGTGCGCCGGTCATAGGTTTATTGGCTGTCATGATTATTTTCCTGCTGAAGTTTGTATTGCTTAACGAAGTGGGCCACTGCTTTAGACTGGCTGGCGATTATTTTTTTATCGCCTAAATCCAGGGTGACGTTCTTCCCGCGATAAATTATTGCCGAGCCGATTTCCTTACCGTCCAACTTCACATACAGCACTTTCCCGATAATCTCTGTCGTAGGGATTGGCTGTGAAAGGCGATAGGTTTCGCGAGCTTCAGCAATGGCTTTGTGTTCGTCGATGATCGCCAGAGCTTCAGCCAGTGCCGTGCCTTGCAAAGTGAACACGCCTTCATCGCTGATCGTCGCCATGGCCATTAACTCCACAAAACGGCGAGCACTTTTAATGTTGAGTTCAGGCGCGATAGAACTGCGCGTAACCTTTGTTTTCCCCTGGGCGGCGGCTACGGCTTTATCGTGTTGGAGAACTTCACCAGCCTGTTCGCCAAACTCGCGAACGCGGTCAACAGCAACATCAACAGATACGGCACCAGATTTAACTTCCTGCTGAACGTCATAATTAGCAGTACTCAGAGTGAGCAACTTCTCAACAGTCGCTACAGACTTATTGACCAGTTTTGCAATCTCGCTGGTGGTCTGATTGAAAGCGTTATGAAGCTCCTGAATAACGGCGGCCTGTTCAATATCGGAAAGGGGGAGTTGGTTATTACTGGTCATGATGCGAGCCAGACGCTGCACATCGTTACCGTTGAAAGGCATTATATGAATGCGGTCTACTGGCTTGCCAGCTTCAGCACAACGCGCATAGCAACGGCGACGGCGGTGACCTTCAACAACCCACACACCACCTTCATCACGTGCGATAACCTCCAGCGGAGGAACGGTTCCACCGTTCATCAGATAGTTAAACAGGTCGTCATCTGCCTGGCGGGTGCGTTCGTCGTCTTCACGCTTGTTGAAACCTTCACGCACGTGGATATGTTCAAGGCTGATAAACATCCCGGTATCTGTGCGCTTGATGGTCCCGTCACGGGACATCTGTTTGAATGAGTTGGAGGCCATTACTCAGTACCTTCACGAAGTTGGTTAGCGAATAACAGAGCCTGATTACCAGCGTAAACAATGCTTTCTTCTTGCTCTTCTTTCCCTATGGCAATAGTGACGTTTGCGTACTTTTCCACGCCAGTGGCTTGGATATCGCGAATAACCTGATCAGTTACTGGAGTTAACTCGCGTAATTCTCTCTGCGCCTCCAGCATGTGCATATTGGTCGGCGATTTGGTATGACGTTCAACGATGCGGTCGCACTCTTTGGCCCAACAATTAACATCGTCGCGTAAAACGGTGTTCTCGATGGACAGTGCTTTACGCTGCTCCATTGACTCGCACAGCGCCACGCTGACGATATCAAGGCGGTTAGCCAGTTCGGTCATGATCCCGCGGTAAGCAACCGGAAGGAGAGGGGCAGCTTTACGGGCTGCATCGATCAGTTGCTCTCTTGTCATACGTGGTTGTAACTCAGTGACGTTCTGCGTGGTCGTCATGGCTAGTTTCTCCGTGTTATATGCGCCCTGCACGGCGCTGAATTTTGGTTGAACGAATCCCGGCACAATGAATGCTGCCTAATTCGTTGAATTAATAATTAGTTAAAAATATTCCCTGTTATCCGCTCTAACTCGTTCGAGAATAATCTTTGCCTCTTCGAATGATGGTGCCAGTAAAGCCTGTTCAACTGCTCTGGCAAAGCAGGTAGCATCACATTCGTAACTATCAGATTTTGATTCCCATTCGGAAGCATCTTCTTCGGCGTCTGAAATACGATCTTCATATTCAGATTCCAGCTCACGCCTTACTTCGGCGCGAAGACGCTCGCGAATGATGTCTGATGCTTCGTCCAGTGGGAGAATAATCAGTAAATTTTCGGGCTGGTAAGTACCGTACTTAACCGCCAGATCATTCGCAGACATACAACCTCCAGAAAAAATGCCCGCCGCGAAGCGGGCTAAGAATATTTCTCCAATTCAACCAGAACAGTCTCAACGTCTCCTGTAAGGTTGAGATGGCGTTATTACCATCACCAAGCACCCAGTGGATGCTTGAGGCTGATCGCCATAACCGGTACTGCAATGCCGGTGCTTAGTTCTCCACTCAATTGAAAGCGCGTTCCACTTAACGAACTGGCACTTAATGACAAGGGACAGAACGCGCTTTCAGTTGAGTAAAAAGGGCGGTACCAGGGACTTCAAAGGTTGGTACTGGTACCGCCAAGACTCCACACAGCTTTCTTACTTCCTGGTACCACGCTGGCTACGTGATTCTGGTGCAGCATGCAGGGTTCGAACCTGCGACCCACGGCTTAGAAGGCCGTTGCTCTATCCAACTGAGCTAATGCCACAACTGGAAGCGCACTCCACCTGTTTCACACCTGTCACCCATAACTGGTAAGTAAAGGAGTGCGCTTTCATGTTGTGTTCGTGGGGTCTACTTCCCTCCTGTCACGGTTCTTTCCCCGCGTCATCATGTGTTCATTCGGTACATGAAACCCATTTGCCGGGATTCCACCGACTCCCATCTGTTTTTAAAGCCACTCAGATATCGTCTGGGCTGTGCCTGTCTTTTCACCACATCAGGCTCGGTGGTATCCTTCAAAGTCCCTACAACCCTGAAGGAAAACAAAATGATTAATGGCATTGCCCATTTATTCACGCAACTGAAAGCCAATATTGCTGAACTTCGTGGTGTAAAAGTCAGTGGTTTCGTTGATAGCACTGCTGCTTCCTGTGTAACCAACCGCGCTCTCCAAATTTGTGCCCTTGACGCACTTCTTTATGTTCACCGTAAAAAGTATGCCAACCAGCTTAATGGTCTTGGTGGCAAACAGGCTCTTTACCATAAACTGCTGCTCAAATATCAATGGCCACTTTCAGTAATCAGGGACCTTACGCTTTCAGATGCACTTCTGGCCCTTCACGATGAACTTCAGTTTGATTCTCTGCCGGATGGTGTTGGCGAGTATTTTTCTCAAGTCGCTCGTGCCAACTACCCGGTTAACTTCCCTGACTATCTTGATGCTGAGTGGGATCCTGATCTGTCAGAGAAATTTCTAATTGAGATTCATTAGTAACTACAGCAATTATTTTCTTTACGTTCGCAAGCCTCTCTTCAAGGGAGGCTTTTTCAATATGCAGCTGGCGCAGTTGCGTAAAAGATTCAGCTTTCTTAACCAGCCACCGATAAAGCTCTTCGTTGTTAAAGTCTCCAGCAATGATGACTGGTTCTTTCTTCTGCATTGCTCCCCCCACAAACTATCGGTTTGGTTAATGATCTTGCCCCGACCATCTCGAAAAAGATGGCTGCCACAAAGTGTGTGAAGTGGCAGCCATTACAGGATACCGAGGCCTCACCAGATGAATGTAACTATTGGTTCGTCTGGTGTGTTTTAAATGTACCTTTAGTTACCATGCCGGTCAAGTAAGTTAATGTACTTTTTGTTACCTTGGAGGTGAATAAAAATGCCAGAATGACATCTGGCATTAGAAATGAGTTACTTAGATGTTCTGCGTTATCTGAACTACTTTGCCTACAATGCGGCAATTTCCATCAATTGGGATCGGCTTAAAGGCGGGATTAAGCGGCATTAAATATGAGTAAGGGCTATCCCAAACAAGTTTCTTCACAGTCGCTTCTGCTGAACCATCGAGTATTGCTACGACAATTTTCCCATACAGGTCATCAAGTTGTCCGTAGTGTGGTTCAACGATAACGATTGACCCCTCCGGAATTGATGGAAGTCCGTGTGGGTTAGTCATTGACTCACCACGAACTACCAAACCGAAAACTTCATCAGAAACGTTTGCTGTGGTTTGAGTCCATGAAATCACATCAGTAAGCCTTGAGCATGCATAGGTATCAGTCCATACCCCGGCCTGAACAGCAGAGATAATAGGAACGGCCGTAGGTGGCTTCAGGTATGGGATAACTTTGGTGTCATCTTGAGTCTCATCACCCTTGCCGTAAAGAATCCATTCAGGAGTAGTCTGTAAAGCCATCGCTAGTTGGTGAAGGTTTTCTCCGTCAGGCTTAGTTGTACCGTTCTCCCATTTGGTAACGGACACTCTACTCACCCCAAGGCGTTTAGCCAGGGTCTGCTGAGTTATATCGAGCTGGACTCGCCGGGATCTTATTCGGTCTTTCATCTCTGTTTTCATGTAACCAATGTTACATTGATTCCTTGTAACTGTTGTTTGCTATTTAATGTACCTTTTGTTACCTTTAAGGCGTGAGTTAACCAGGAGGAACCATGCTTAAAACTGACGTCATAGAACACTTCGGAGGGGTATCAAAAACCGCGAGTGTTTTGGGAATTTCTCATCCTGCAGTGTGCCGATGGGGTGATGTGATCCCTCAGAAGCAAGCTTTTGTTATCGAACGTATCACTAAAGGCAAGCTTAAATACGATGCCAGCCTTTACCAAAAGTCTACAGACACAGCAGCTTAAACATAACTACCAAAGGAAAAACAAGATGGTAGAGCAAACCTTGAAAGAAGTAGTGAAAGCGATGTGTAAGGCGTACCCCGGAGGCCGTCAGGCTATGGCTGGTGCGTTGGGCATGTCAGAAACCCAATTCAACAACAACCTGTACGAGAAAAACGGATGCCGGTTCTTTGAAGTAACTGAGCTGGAAGCGATGGAGGACATTTCCAACACGTCATTCGTTGCCGACTACTTTGCCAAGCGTCGCGGCGCACTGCTGGTGGATGTACCAAGCCTGGAAGATCTGGACCGTGTTGACTTGTTCAGCCGTGCAATGCGCACAGCAGCTGCAAGAGGTCAGGTTGATCAGATTATCCAGAAAGCGCTTGAAGATGGAGTGATTGAAAAGCATGAAGCCGAAGAGATTCTGGAACATCACCGCCGTCATCTGGCAGCGCGTGAAGAAGAAATCCGCGCGATTGTGGCCTTATTCAGCCGCCGTCAAAAGAAGTGA